GGGGGTCTCGCAAATGCACCCCCCTCCCACATCGCCGGACCCCAAAAAAATACTCCGGGGGAGTTTTTGGCCCAATGTTTCCGACTTTTAGAGAGGAAGTTCGATGAGTGACGTTCCTGTTGAGCCCGACGAAGACGAGGCTGCTGGCGGAGAGGTCCCTTCCTTCCCTGAGGAAGACACTTCCGAGCTTGATCCGCGTCTTTACGACCAGGACGAAACTGATTGAAGCAACCGCGCACGCTCCCCAGTTGGATCGGCGCTACTGCCTTCATCGTAGCATTTTTCGTAGCTGGTGGTTGGGCCGTGGCTATTGTTCTATCAGCAATCGATCACACAACAAGTGAACCTGCGGTTCAGCTTTTAACAGGTTTGGGTGGCGTTCTTTCAGGCGCAGTAGCTGGATTCCTGGGCGCGGGCGCCGCTCTTATTTGGCGAGATCGAATCAGGGATGACGACGACTCAAGAGAGGATAAACATGGCACCGGCTAACTACGATCTCGCGCTGTATCACGGCGACACTTACACTTGGCGTTATCGTCTTTGGCAAGACGAAGCCAAGACACAGCCGATCGATCTCACTGGCGCAACCGTCGCGGCCGAGATTCGCGACAAGCCCGGTGGCCTAAAGGTCATGACTTTGAATTGCGTGATCACCCAACCCAACATTGTTGATGTGGACTTGCCAAAATCCGCATGGGTTGATGCTCCGCCAAAGGGCAGTTGGGATCTAGAGGTTACCTTCCCAGACGGAACTGTTCGCACAGCCGTTGCTGGTAAGGTGAGCGTTACTCAGGATGTCACTAATTCCACGGTGGCTGTGCGATGACCGAGATCGATGTCACGGAAGACGCGCCAATCGTGGTTGATGTCGTTGCTCAGACTGATCCGTTCATCATTGACATATTTGACGGAGCACCTGGTCCACAAGGTCCGCCTGGCGCGCCTGGGATTCAAGGTCCGCCGGGAGCGGATGGGATTCAAGGTCCGCCGGGAGTACCAGGAGAGGATGGAGATCCTGGGCAAAAAGGCGATCCCGGACCTGCGGGGGCTCCCGGAGTAGACGGAGCACCTGGACCTACTGCGGTATCCGCAGACGCGGAGAACGTTGCAACTTTAGGGTCTGACTCTCTTCTCTACGTGCCAGAGCCGTGGGTTCAGATGACTCGGGCGCAGTATGATGCGCTCGCGGTCAAGGACCCGGATACAATGTACGTGATCGTCGGCTGATGCCTGTCCTTAACGATGCAGACGACATATTCGTTGGATCAACTCCATCAGACGAGGTCTATTCGGGCACATCACTCGTTTGGTCTAGGTCCAACCTTGACAACCTTGACCCAGACACCAAAGCATATTTGGCGGCCACAGGACTTGACCCATACTACGCGCAAATACTAGACAACCTTATTGTTGGACTGAAAGACTACAACCTACGCCAGAAGATGGTTGCCGCGTACGCATTCATCGGAGGAACCGCAGACCTCCACAAGTGGAATCTGTGGGACCCAAGGGATCGCGACGACGCATATCGTCTCACTTTCTACGGTGGATGGCATTCGCTAGAGAATGGTTACACTCCGAATACTCCTAGTGACGTAGTTAACACCGGATATTCCGACAGTCATTGCGTTCCTCTTGGGACTCTAACTCAAGATTCAACTCATCTATCGTATTATTCTCTGCAAAACATGCCGGTTATTTCTAGAGCCGAGATGGGTTGTTTCAATTGGACTGGCACCGCTAATAGTCGGTTCCACATCATTGCGCACTATGCACCCGGAGATTTCTACTATGGAATGTCTGAGGAGGGATTTACGCACGTTCCAATGTCGCGATCAGATGGGTTGTTTACCGCCACAAGGACTGGACCAACCCATCAAGCTGCGTATCGCAATGGAGCTAGGGTTGGTGAAGATTCTACCCCCTCTGTTCCGCTTCCACCTGTTCCCATTTGGGTCGGCGGAATTAATACCTTCTCAGATAGAACAGATCTTCCGTGTGGATTCGCTTCAATTGGCTCTGGATTCAGTGACCAAAATGCGGCTGACCTATACACGGTTGTTCAAAATTACCAAAACGAACTCGGAAGAGCGACATCCTAGGAGAAGACGATCCTCACGACAAGGAGGTGTGACCGTGGATCCAGGACCCTATGACCTCAATCTATATCGTGGGGATACGTACAGATGGCGGTACAAGCTTTGGCAAGATGAATCCAAGACCACACCGGTAGATCTCACTGGCGCGGCAGTCGCGGCCGAATTCCGGGACAAGCCCGGTGGCTCTAAGGTGATGGTCATGGGGGTTATTGTAACTCTTCCTAACATCGTCGACGTCGAGATCACAAAGCCTATGTGGGAAGGCGCCCCTAACGGAGGTCTCTGGGACCTAGAAGCTGAGTGGTCTCCTGGGGATGTCCGGACTTTCGTAGGTGGACGCGTCAGCGTCACAGGCGATGCCACAAACTCCAAGATGAACAAGTGACAACAGTCAACGTAGTAGACGAGACTGCCGACCCGATTGTCATTGAGGTGTTTACCGGCGCGCCAGGTCCTAAGGGCCCTAAGGGCGACAAGGGTGATCAAGGCCCTGAGGGTGCTTCTGGTGCTTCTGGGGCTATGTCGCTCATCGGCACACAGACTATCAATACTGATGGTATTGGCGATGTTACATTCAATTCTATTCCACAAACCTTTACGGATCTTATTCTCTCTTGGTCGGCGAGAGGAGTATCTAGTGACGGTGCAATTGCTCTAAGGTTTAATGACGATTCGGCAGATAATTTCGAGTGGATGGAATGGGTTCGTCGCTCGCCAAGTGGCGCTGATGGCGGAAACACCGGCGTTTCGGCAATGAATGTTCTTTATATTGGAACGGTCACTGCCCAGGTTGGTGGTATTGGAGAGGCAAGAATTATTCGCTATCGCCACCCAGCCCCTCGTCGAGGAGTCATTTCAGACGGGCTTCTTTGGTATACAGATCATACAGACGAGGTTCACTATTCCGGATCTTGGAAGAGTACAGCGCCGATCACCAAGGTTCAGGTTATTGCATTTTTCGCCGGAGGCGTCAAGGCTGGAAGCATATTCACCCTCTACGGACGATGAAAGGAGTCTCTCATGACGGTTACTGTCGAAGTCTTTACAGGGGCTCCTGGTCCCGCGGGGGCACAAGGCCCTCAGGGTCCTCCAGGGTCAACCGGTCCTGCTGGCTCCACCGGTCCTGCTGGTCCCGCGTCAACGGTTCCAGGACCACAAGGTCCTGCGGGTCCTACGGGTCCTGCGGGTCCTACGGGAGCAGCGTCAACCGTCCCAGGTCCTCAGGGTCCAGCCGGTGCTACTGGTCCTGCGGGTCCGACCGGTCCCGTTGGTCCGCAAGGTCAATGGACTCAGATCACTCAGGCGGCATACGATGCCCTTTCCCCGCCAAATCCAGCAACTCTCTATGTGATTGTGGGGTAAACCATGACCGTTCTTAATACCGCGGACAACTTGCGGCTTGGATCAGCCCAAGTGGGCGGGGCATATTTGGCTGGAGTCAAGGTATGGACGGCTCCGTGGTCGCCACTGTCACTTTCACCCCGCGTGTGGTACGACGCGTCGGACCTGTCGACTATTACCCTTACTGGTGGACGAGTCACGAGCCTTGCCGACAAGTCTGGGAACGGCCATGCAGTCACCTCGACCTGGGGGCCACAACAGTCCACGATGGGCGGTTTAAATGCTCTGCTCTTGGAAGGGCAGTCGAACGAGGGCCTGCGTTCCAACGACATCGGGACACTAACCCAACCGTTCACGCTGGTCGTAGCCGGGGAGAAGCACAATCAAGGCCAGGCGACCTTCGCGGCTATTAACCCGGACGGTCGAGTGTATTCAGCCTATGATAATAACTCCATCGGCACCTGGTCAGGTGACGGGATCATCGACGGACCCTGGACCCCGTTCTATGCGCCACGTGTGGTGATCGCCACCATCGACAACTATTTCTCCACTCTCCGAGTAGACGGCTACATTGAAGCCAGTGGCAACACCGGCACGGTGACAATTCCTTCCCCGACCGCGTTCTCTGTCGGGTGTCTTACGAACGGCTCCGAGATCATTCGCGGCAAGATCGGCGAAGTTCTCGCGTTCGACCGGGCACTACTGGACAGCGAGGCCGCTCAGCTCTCAGACTATCTGATGGCGAAATGGGGTGTGGCTGAGCCTCCTCCGAAGCCGAATCATATTTCAGGCCTGGTGTCCTGGTACGACGCGAACGATCTTACTTCTTCGCCGGTCAACACCTGGCCTGATAAGTCTGGGCATGGTTGGAACGCCACGAAGAACGGGTCCTATCCATCTCCGGCATGGGTATCGAACCTGGCCAACGGTTATCCTGCTGTTAGATTTGGGCCAAATGCGGCAACGCCGCTTGACGTCCCAACGGCGTCGGTCAACACACTCACCGCATCCGAAATCTTTGTGGTACTCCGGACAATTCCGAACGACGGTAGCAACGTGAACTGTCACTGGCAGTTTGGCTATGTCGGAGATCCTACCTCTTACCCATATCCGTACCCAGATATGAGTACGCACAAGATCACAGAGTCGTTCGCAACGAACCGACGCCTCCCCGAAGCGACAGCTCCTGCGCCGGTGGATCAATGGCATATCTACAACGTCAGTTCGGCTCCCGGTGACTACGCGATGTCGATGAACGGTCAGACATACCAGGCCGACTCCGCGAACACCGTCGCCTGGGGCAACCAGGGCTTGAGGCTCGGCTCCAATTGGCAGGGCATCTACTACTGGAATGGTGAGATGGCCGAGGTCATCATCTACGACCACAAGCTCACCCCCACCGAGCGCGCCGACGTGATGAAGTACCTCGGCGACCGCTACGCCATTGCGCATCCGCTTGAAGACACATTCCGCCTACCGCCAGTTCAACGATAGGAGATACTGTGAGTTACCTCACACAGGATGAAATTGCTAACAATCCGTCCATGATGGCTCGCGCCGCTCAAGCTGCCGCGCAGGAGAATGTTCCAGGAGACCCAGATCGTTGGGTTTGGGACAACCGACGTACTTGGTCTGCTGCTCCTGGTTGGGATGCGGCATGGGAATCGTCAAAGGTTAGTAACCCAGAGCCAGAGTACGACCCCGGAAAGGACGAAGGGGTCATCACCGATGGGATGATTCTTTCCCAGGTTCAGTCCATGGCGAACCCACCAATCTAAGGAGGTTTCGATGGGCGTTAGAAAGGAACCAAAACGGCGAGGGCGCCCAGCGACTACTCCTGAGAACAGAGAGAATCAGCTAATCTCCCTCGCTACCGATCTCGCAGAGAAGCAGATGCGAGAAGGCACTGCGTCCGCGCAGGTGATTAGTCACTATCTTAAGCTCGGATCAACGCGCGAGCAGCTAGAGCAGGAACGCCTTTCAAGAGAGAACTCTCTACTCGGCGCGAAGGTTGATCAGATGGCCTCTGCGAAGAGGATTGAAGAGTTGTACGAGACGGCGCTGAATGCTATGCGTGCTTACGCTGGTGATCAGATCGTTGAGTATGACGATGAAAACTAAGCGATATTCTGAGCTTAAAAGACTTGAAACCTTTGAAGATAGGTATGAATACCTGAAGCTAGGCGGGGCTGTAGGTCATACTACGTTCGGTTTCGACAGGTATATTAACCAAACGTTTTACTCTTCTTATGAGTGGAAACAAGTCCGAGATCAGATCATATTGCGGGATGATGGGTGTGATTTAGGGGTTCCTGGGTACGAAATCCACGGGAATCTCCTTATTCACCACATTAACCCAATGACGTCAGAAGCAATAGTGCATGGTGATGATTGGATCCTCGATCCCGATTTCCTTATTACCACAAGCCACAATACACATAATGCAATCCACTATGGCGACAATACACTGTTAAAGAAGCCATATGTGGCTCGAAAACCAGAAGATACCCGTCTCTGGGCAAGAAGGAGGTCAACAAATGGAGCCTAGTATTCTTATCAGTACTAAGAAGATTCTTGGTATTTCAGCAGATTATGATGCATTTGATTTGGATATTCTAACCCATATCAATGCGACGTTCTCAATCCTGAATCAGCTTGGTGTAGGCCCAGTTGAGGGATTCTTCGTCGAGGATGAAACAGCGGTTTGGGACGATTTCGTTGTCCCAGAGAACCAGCACAACCTTGTCAAGACCTACGTTTACCTTCGGGTGCGTATGTTGTTTGACCCTCCTGCGACATCGTTCCTCATCGAGGCCGCAAACAGGCAGATCTCGGAGTACGAATGGCGCTTGAATGTCTTCCGGGAGTACGATTTGTACCCGCCAGTCCCGCCAGAAGAGGTTGAAGTCCCATGAGCCAGGAAGCAATTGACTTCATCCAACATTACGGCATGAAGGGGATGCACTGGGGAGTTCGGAATAAGCAACCACGCCGCGAGAGTTCTGACTACAAGCGTACTAAGAATCTTCGTAACCGAAAGCCTCATGAGCTTACCAACAAGCAGCTTAGTGAGCTTAATAATCGTAGAAATCTAGAGCAAAACTTTCAGCGGTTAAACCCAAGCAAGGCCAAGCGCGGTAAGGAAGCCGTGGCTGCTATGCTTGCTACGGCAACGCTAGCGACGACGGCTTACAACTTGGTAAATAGTCCTCTTGGTAAGAAGCTTTCGCAACTGGGCAAGAAGAATGTAAACCAACAGCTTAAACTCTTTTAGACGTAGAAAAGGAGGCGATTTAGTTGGGATTGTCTAATACAGCAACGCCTCTTTACTATGGACAGTTTAGAGATGCTGTTCTCCGCGGAGAGATTCCTGTTAACAGAGAAATTTCCATGGAGATGAATCGTATTGATGATCTAATAACTAATCCGAACATCTATTACGATGAAGATGCCATCAAGGGCTTCATCAAGTACTGCGAGAATGAGCTTACACTTACTGATGGCAGCGATTTACATCTTCTTGAGACGTTCAAGCTCTGGGCGGAACAGATTTTCGGGTGGTACTTCTTCGTTGAACGAAGTGTCTACCAGCCCGGGATCGACGGAGCACCAGGTGGCTACATCAAGAAGTCAATCAAGAAGCGCCTTACCACCAAGCAGTACCTCATCGTCGCCCGCGGCGCAGCCAAGTCAATGTACGGCGCATGCATCCAAGCCTACTTCCTAAACGTGGACACCGCAACCACACACCAGATCACAACGGCCCCAACCATGAAGCAGGCCGACGAGATCATGTCCCCTCTCCGCACCGCGGTTACCAGAGCCCGTGGCCCCCTCTTCAAGTTCCTTACAGAGGGAACGATGAGGAACACTTCTGGTAACAGAGCCTTTCGTCAGAAGTTGGCTTCCACAAAGCGCGGTGTAGAGAACTTTCTCACGGGGTCTATCCTTGAAGTTCGTCCTATGGCTATCAACAAGCTGCAGGGTTTGAGGCCAAAGGTCTCTACTATTGACGAATGGTTGTCTGGTGATCTGAGAGAAGACGTTGTTGGAGCAATTGAGCAGGGCGCTTCGAAGATGGAAGACTATCTGATCGTTGCTATGAGTTCTGAAGGAACTGTCCGGAATGGTTCCGGAGACACGATCAAAATGGAACTTGCTACGATTCTTCGTGGTGACTACCTTGCTCCTCACATCTCCATCTGGCATTACAAACTCGACGACATCGAGGAAGTTGCTGATCCTGCCACTTGGTTGAAGGCAAATCCGAATCTTGGACAGACAGTTACCTACGATGTCTACCATTTGGACGTAGAACGCGCTGAGAAGGCCCCCGCGTCCAGGAATGACATCTTGGCCAAGCGGTTCGGTATTCCAATGGAGGGGTACACGTACTTCTTCACCTACGAAGAGACTCTCCCGCATCGCGCGCGCGAGTTTTGGACGACTCCTTGTTCTCTTGGGGCTGACCTTTCGCAAGGTGATGACTTCTGCGCGTTCACCTTCATGTTTCCTCTACAGAATGGCTCGTTTGGGATTAAGACTCGTAGCTACATCACGAATCTTACTCTCATGAAGCTTCCTGGTGCTATGCGCCAGAAGTATGAAGAGTTCATTGCAGAGGGAAGTCTCCAAGTTCTCGAAGGCACTGTCCTAGACATGATGGAAGTCTATGATGACCTCGACACTTTCATTCAGACAAACGATTATGACGTTCGTACTCTTGGCTTCGACCCGTACAACGCGAAGGAATTCGTCACGCGTTGGGAAGCAGAGAACGGACCGTACGGAATCGAAAAGGTTATTCAGGGTGCGCGAACAGAATCCGTTCCTCTTGGTGAGTTGAAGATTCTCGCTGAGGAACGTGCTCTAATCTTCGACCAAGATCTCATGTCGTTCGCAATGGGTAACGCGGTCACCATGGAAGATACTAACGGTAACCGCAAGTTGTTGAAGATCAGAGCAGATGAGAAGATCGATAACGTATCCGCCATGATGGACGCGTACGTTGCCTACAAGGCGCACAAGGAGGCGTTTGAATGATCATCGATTCTGAGGCATATTTTGAGCATCACGGCGTCAAGGGCATGAAGTGGGGTGTCCGTAACGCTGGAGGGCGAGGAACACAAAGAGCCGCTCGCAAGGATGCCGAAGAATTTGCCAGAGCTAAGGCATATTACGGTAAGGGTGCTGGTACGCGTCGAAAGCTGATAAATCAAACGGTCGCGGATCGAAGTAAGCGCGATCCAGAGTATAAAGCAGCCTTTGAGAAGCATCTTGGACAACAGAAGCAGTCCGAGCATGTTAAGAAAGCAATTAAGCAGCGTAACCGAACTGATACCACCGAACGCACAAAGCAGAGGGCATCATTTTTAGCGCGGCACGTTACACAGCAGCAAGGAACACAGGCCGCAATTATGGCATTAGGTCTTGGCGCGGTTGCATTTTTGGGTAGCCCAAAAGGTCGTGAAATTCTGAAGAAGTCGACATCTAAGCTTACCGATGCTGCAAATGAAGTAAAGCGTAGGCAAGGGGCAAGGAAAATCAACGAGTGGTTGAATAGTGCTTGAGAATGCCGTCGTAGACGATTTTCTTGAGCATCACGGCGTCAAGGGCATGAAGTGGGGTGTCCGTAATGATCGAAAGTCTTCTGGCTCTAGCCCTAAAGTTAGAAAGGCAGGCGGTAATGAGGATTTAGCTGCGTTTGCCCCACTAGCGGCTATGGGACTTGCTCTTGCTTTAACAACCTCTGTATCCAATACAATACAGAGTGGTAATGGGCGTCGTCTCACAGAAAAAGGTAAGAATTTCGTTACCTTTCGTATGAGCAAGAACAAGGATCCGTTCAAGAAGGATCCTGAACTTGCAAAAGACATGAGCGTTGATGAGCTATATTCTAAGGTTGTAAAGCCAATTAATAAGGGTTATCCACATGCGATTGGCAGTAAGATGAACTGTCGTCGAGCAACATTTGCCTATGAAATGCGTAGACGCGGAGTAGATGTAGCTGCTACTAGAACCACAAATTCTCGTGGGCAGGACGTATTTGGCGTTTACAACGCGACTCATCCTGGCGAGAAGCGTATGAAGGGCGGCACAAGCGGCGCCATCAAGATGCTTCGTAAGGAACGCAACCAAGTAGATAAGCCTTGGACTACTAAGATTCAGTCTAAGTCTCTCGGAGAGAATCCCCTTGATCTAAAGGACATGCACAAAGGGTTTTCTAAGATGCCGCCTGGTTCTCGCGGAGAGATGGAAATTTCCTGGAAGATGGGCGGTCTTCACAGCGTTGCTTGGGAAAATGTTCATGGGAACGTTGTCGTATTTGATACCCAGAACGGTCGTCAGTACAAAAACAAGAAAGAAATTAATGAAATGGCAAAGACGCTCAACGGGGCTGGAATTACCCGGCTTGATAACAAACCACTAAACAACGACTATCTAATGAGGTGGGTCAAGGATGCTAACTAGTGCAGAAGCGACAGCCGTAGTAAAGAAGAACCATCCTTTCGGTGCGATTCAATCATTCATCGAGTATCAAGATCTCTATATTTTTCAGGTTTTCAACAATAGGCCTGGTGAAGAGCAATTCGATCCGTTCTTCTCGGTTGATAAGAACACGGGCAAGTTTGCAGAGTTCTCAATCATTACCGATGGTGATACGGAAGTTATTGTCAACTTGTTCCTTGAAGCACAGCAAAGGAGGGTTACGTGATCATCGACCAAGAATTATATGTAGAGCACTACGGAAAAAAGGGCATGCATTGGGGAGTCCGCAATACAACACCAAGAACCAAGGAACAGCAGCAGAAACGTGATAAGCGGGTAAAGACAGCAAAGAAAGTTGCTGTTGGCGTCGGTGGAGGAGCTTTAGCTATTGGCGCAGCGTTTGCCTTGCGGCACTTTGCCTTGAAGAAAGGCCTGAAAGTTGCGGACGCGGAACTAAGAGCTGATACATTTAACAAATCTAAACTTCTATTTGACCGAAGCGCAGACATTAAGATTAATACTATTAATAGGTTCGCTAAGAATGAGGGAATTAATAGTCTTAGTCATCCAAAGGCAGAAAGCGTATGGAAAAAGATCGACGCCGTTAACACTGAACGAGATAATAAGGTTACGCTTGCTAGACTAAATGCCATGACACAGCCGAAGATGTCAAAGGCGGCTTATAAGATTAAGCGCAAAGGGCGACTATATCCTTAAATTACAGAAGGAGGTGATACATCTTGCCAGTGATTGATAGATTCAAGAAAGTATGGAACGCTTTTCGATATAACGATGCTAAGCGTGATGATTATAGCTATAGCATCGGCCCTCCATCTTATGGGACCCGCCCAGATCGTGTGACGCTTCGATATTTCAATGAGCGTTCCATCGTCTCTGCTATTTACACAAGAATCAGCATTGACGTTTCGGATCTCCTCCTTAGGCATATCAAGATCGATGATCAGGGTCGTTATTCAGAGGATGTTGATAGTGTTCTCAATCGAACGCTTACTTTAGAACCAAACCTTGACCAGTCACCGCGCGCGTTCAGGCAAGACATTGCGATGACGTTGTTTGACAAGGGGAGTGCGGCGGTTGTTCCTGTAGACATTGGAACTGATCCGACAAAGTCTGAGGGATTTGACATTTATACACTGCGTGTTGGGGACGTCGTAGGTTGGCATCCTAAGCACGTTCGGATTAATCTTTATAATGAGCAAAAGGGTGTTCGTCAAGAGATTGTTCTTGAAAAGCGCTTTGTAGCAATCGTTGAGAATCCTTTCTATGCAGTAATGAATGAACCGAACTCAACTCTTCAAAGATTGATCCGTAAGCTTGGACTTCTTGACCAGATCGATGAGCAGTCAGGGTCTGGGAAGCTTGACATTATCATTCAGCTTCCTTACGTGATCAAGTCTGAAGCCAGACGCCAGCAGGCAGAGCAGAGGCGGGAGGACATCGAGTTCCAGCTCTCGGGCAGCAAGTATGGCATTGCCTATACCGACGGCACCGAGAAGATTACCCAGCTCAACCGTCCCGCCGAGAACAACCTACTATCCCAGGTGGAGTACCTCACCGAGCTACTGTACTCCCAACTGGGCATTACCAAAGAGGTAATGGACGGCACTGCTGACGAAAAGGCAATGATCAACTACTTTAATAGGACCATCGAGCCAATCGCCGATGCAATCGTCCAGTCTATGCAGAGAGCATTCATTGGCCCTATTGGTACAGCCAATGGTAATCGAATCCAGTACTTCCGAGATCCCTTCAAGCTCGTTCCTGTCAATGAGATTGCAGACATTGCCGACAAGTTTGTTCGTAATGAGATCTTGACAAAGAATGAGATCAGAGGATTCATGGGGATTCCTCCTTCTACTGACCCTAAAGCTGATCAACTTACAAATCCGAACATGCCACAGCCTAACCAACAGGTTGAACAGCCTAGTGGCTTAGCTCTTGAAAGGACCAGTCAAAATGGAAGCTGATTTCAGCGGCTACGCCACAAAGGCGGGGCTTAAGTGCACCGATGGGCGAACCATCATGCCCGATGCTTTTAAGCATCAGGACAAGATGAAGGTTCCGCTCGTGTGGCAGCACGGTCATGGGGACCCCGAAAACGTCCTCGGCCACGCGATTCTTGAGAACCGTAACGATGGCGTGTACGCCTACGGCTACTTCAATGATTCCGCGAAGGCCACGCATGCTCACAGTCTTCTTGAGCATGATGACATCACGCAGATGTCGATTTGGGCAAATGATCTTATCGAGCGGGCAGGGCGAGTTCTTCACGGAGCCATTCGTGAGGTCAGCCTTGTACTTTCCGGCGCGAACCCAGGCGCTCTAATTGAGAATGTTACTATTCGACATTCTGATGGTGATGAAATGACTCTTGACAACGAAGCCATCATCTATACGGGTATCGAGATTGAGCATGAGGAATTCTATCATGCCGATGACGACGAAGATGAACTTGTGCATGCTGACGACACGGGTGACGATGAGACCATCCAGGACGTCTATGACTCTATGAGTGACAAGCAGAAGCAGGTTCTTCATTTCATGGTCGGCGAGGCTCTTTCACAGAGCGAATCCGACACCGCGGCACAAGACAACATGAGTCATGACAACACCGATCAGGAAGGTAACAAGATGACCCGCAACGTTTTCGAGCAGGGCGATGAGACCAAGGACAAGACGCCCGTTCTCGCGCATTCAGACATGAAGGAGATCGTCGCCGACGCGACCAAGACGGGCTCCCTCAAGGAAGCTGTCGAGAACTATGCCCTCGCGCATGGTATCAACCAGATCGACACCCTGTTCCCCGAGGCCAAGGCTCTCACCACGACTCCGGAGTTCTACGGTCGTCGTACAGAGTGGGTCAACTCGGTTCTCAATGGTGCGAGCAAGACCCCATTCAGCCGCGTGAAGACCCACTGGGCCGATCTCACGTATGATGACGCCCGCGCCAAGGGTTACATCACGGGGAACGTGAAGACCGAGGAGTTCTACGGAACAGCTCGACGCGAAACCGCCCCTCAGACCATCTACAAGAAGCAGAAGCTCGATCGTGATGACATCATTGACATCACCGACTTCGATGTGGTCTCGTGGATGAAGGGTGAGATGCGGATCATGCTTGACGAGGAACTCGCGCGCGCGATCCTTATTGGCGATGGCCGTACTGCTCCAGACCCGGATCAGATCCTGCCTGATCGTATTCGTCCGATCGCCACGGATGACCCGCTGTTCGCCATCCCAGTCCTGTGCGACCTCGCGGCTGGCGGTATTGACGCATTTGTTGATGCTGTTGTCCAGTACCGTGCGCAGTACCGTGGAACGGGTACGCCTACGCTCTACACCAGCGAGGCCCTTATCGCTCAGGTCATGCTCCTCAAGGACACGACTGGCCGACGGATCTACACCTCTCTGGAGCAGTTTGCTTCCGAGATCCGTGTTTCTTCTGTTGTCCCGGTTGACGTCTTTGATCCGGCTGCTGGTAGCCCGCTCGCGATCATCGTCAACATGAACGACTACACCATCGGCGCCGACAAGGGTGGCCAGGTCTCGATGTTCGATGACTTCGATATCGACTACAACCAGTACAAGTACCTGATTGAGACGCGTTGCTCCGGCGCTCTCACCAAGCTGAAGTCGGCTATCATTGTCCGTCAGGGCACCTTCGTTCCTCCGCCTGCTGGCACTGTGCACGCGATCGTGCCCGAGCCGCCGAACGCCCGTCAGAGTGTCCCGCCGCAGCATGGGTCCCTCCCTGACACTGGTGGAACCACTGGAGCCGCCACGGCCAAGGGTAAGCATTCTTCAGAAGAGTCCTAAACCGATTAAGGGGATCGTTCTGATGGCAAGATTCCATGGAGAAGTTGGCTATGGTGATTCTGTAGAAACGCCCCCAGGCTCTGGTATTTGGAAGGATACTGTCACCGAATTTGAGTACTATGGTGATGTTATTCGTAATACCAGGAAGCTTGAAAGCGGTGAAGGTCTTAACGATGACATTACCGTTGGTAATTCAATCAGCATCGTAGCAGACCAATACGCCATCGAACATTTCTTCTATATTCGGTACATTCGATGGGAGGGGGTGCTATGGACTGTCAGAGATGTTGAAGTCCGTAGCCCCCGTCTCGTCCTGAGTCTCGGGAAGGTCTACAATGGCCCTACGCCTGGATCTTCATAAACTGTTGCTTGGTATTTCAGGTAATGTATATTTTCAGCCACCGGCAACAATAGAGCTGGTGTACCCTTGTATTATCTACAAGCGAGACTTCGAAAGCACCGAATTTGCGGATAACGGTCCGTACAAGAGAAAGAAACGCTACCAGGTAACGGTCATTGATCGTAATCCAGATAGTCCTATCCCGGACAAGATCGCTGATCTTCCACTATGCGTTTACGATCGGTTTTACACCGCTGACAATCTAAATCACGATGTATACAACCTCTTCTTCTGAAGGAGCAAAGACATGTCCACCCTCGTTTGGGACCAGACGGGCCAGCGTTTCTATGAAACTGGCGTCGATCACGGGGTCCTTTACCTTCCCGACGCGTTCGGTGCCTACACTCAGGGCGTTGCTTGGAACGGTCTCACGACCGTCACCGAGTCGCCGACTGGCGCCGAGCCCAACGCTCAGTATGCGGACAACATCAAGTACCTGAACCTCTACTCGGCCGAGGAATTCGGTGCGACGATTGAGGCTTTCACCTATCCTGATGAGTTCCAGGCCTTTGATGGTCTTGGGGTTCCTGTTCCTGGCGTCACTGTTGGCCAGCAGTCTCGTAAGGCTTTCGGCCTTTCGTACCGGACCAAGATTGGTAACGATCTTGACGGCGACGATCATGGCTACAAGCTTCATCTCATCTACGGCGCCACTGCCAGCCCGTCCGAGAAGGCCTACAACACTGTCAATGACTCGCCCGAGGCGATTACCTTTAGCTGGGAGGTCTCCACCATCCCGGTGGCGGTCACCGGCCTCAAGCCTACCTCGGTCCTGACCATCAACTCCACCGATGTGACCCCAGCCAACCTGGCAACCCTAGAGGGGCTTCTGTACGGCACCGCGGGCACCGACCCGTCCCTGCCACTCCCCGACTCGGTGATCTCCATCTTCACCGGTGGTAGCGTCCTGGTCGTTCCGGTTGCACCTACTGCGGTTGGTAACGTTGTTACCATCCCCGCCGTTACTGGCGTTACTTACTATGTTGAGGGCTCTCCGGTTGCCGCCGGTGCTCTCACCATCACCGAGGACACCGTCGTTACCGCTCGTGCTGATTCGGGTCACCACTTCCCGCCGGTCACTGATGACGATTGGTTCTTCCCCTTTACTTGATAGCTAGGAGACCAAAGAATGCTCAGGCTAATCTTGATTGGCGACGAATACTTCGATGAGGTTGTCAATGAGTTCACAACTGTCGGAGATGTAACTTTAGACCTTGAGCATTCTTTGGTTTCACTGTCAAAATGGGAGTCGATTTACCAAAAGCCTTTCTTGGCTCCTGGTGAGAAAACTTCCGAAGAAACCATTGGGTACATCCGAGCTATGATTATTACTCCGGATGTTCCTGATGAAGTCTTTAATAGACTTTCTCAGAAGGAATTAGATCGTATTCGAGACTACATTGAGTCTAAAGAGTCGGCCACAAGCTTTGGTATGATGCCGCAAAGTACTGGCCGCGGCGAGGTGATTACTTCTGAGTTAATCTATTACTGGATGGTAGCGTTCAACATCCCGTTCGAGTGCGAGACTTGGCATTTGAATCGGCTCTTCGCGTTAATTCGAATCTGCAACGTGAAGAACTCGAAGCCGAGGAAGATGTCAAAGCATGAGGTCGCAACTAGGAACAGAGAGTTGAATGCAAGGAGAAGGTCGGAACTCGGAACTGCAGGGTGACAGAGAGGAGGCTAAATGTCGGCTATCACATGGGATCAGGTTGGCAGTAGGGTATTTGAGAACGGAGTTGATAGGGGAGTTCTTTATCTTCCTGATGGTTCTGGCGTTGCTTGGAATGGGCTTACTACTGTTGTCGAGAAGTTCGGTAGTGAAGTAGAGTCTGTATTCTTTGATGGAAGCAAGATCAACGATCTGGTAAAGCTCGGCACCTTCTCCGCGTCCATGAAAGCGATTACGTATCCTGATGAATTCCTGGACCTTGAAGGTCTGGTTGAGTTCAAGCGCGGAGCATATTTGGCAGATCAGAGGATTAAGACCTTTGGTCTTTGCTATCGTACGCTAATCGGGAACGATGTCGATGCAATCGCTGGGTACAAGCTTCATATTGTGTACAACCTCACAGCGATTCCTACTGATTCGACGTACGCGTCGCTGTCGGATGACCCAACTCTCGTTGAATTTGAGTGGGACTTGACTGCTGTTCCGGTGGAATCCTCAGGGTTTCGTCCAACCGCGCACATGGTCTTGGATTCACGTAAGATGGATCCGTGGCTTCTTCAAGAGATTGAAGATATTCTGTATGGATCTTCCGATGGCGACGCGATCCTTATCCCTATCGATGATCTGATTGAACACCTTGAATCTTGGTTCAGACTCAAGATCGTTGATCATGGTGACGGAACGTGGAGCGCTATCGAACATATTGATGGAACCAACATTCGATATACTTGGGAATTTGGATTCTTTGAGATTATTGAATGTAATGCTATATATTTGGATGACGTCACGTTCCTGATCTCGAACACAGATGATATTACTGACATCCCCCAGATCGATATCACAAACTTTGGAGATGGAACTTGGAATGCCACAACCGGGCATGACAATCTCATAGTTGTCGACGATACTGGCATGTTCTCCATCCACAACGCCAACGCGGTGTTCATCGACGAGTACACCTACAAACTAGATGACACTCTAGTGTAAACACCTTAAGGAGGATTGATGGCTACAGTTACCGGCTACACGGCCGAACGAATGAAGCAAATCGAAGACGAAACGGTCGTTGACGGTGAGGTTCGCGGCGACAATCTATATTTGCAGCAGCGCAATGGTGTAGAGATCAACGCTGGTAATGTCCGCGGCCCTGTCGGCGCTGGGTCTGATGCCTCTCTTCCGTCTACTGATGCCGGAAATGATGTCACCCAGGGCACTGATGGTAAGATCTTGTTCGATCACGATAAGGCTTACCGAGGTAATGTTACCGTCTTTGCGACAGCCGCTGATCGTGATAGCGCAATTCCTAGCCCGGTCGAAGGCGTTGCTTGCTATCTTTCGGGAACGCATCAACTTGAGATTTTCAATGCAGTCAACGGTTGGGCTCCTCCTTGGAATATGCCTTGGGGGCTAGCCGGTTGGGCTAAGTTGGCAACCCCTATGGCTGGCATTACAAGTGAGGTGGCAGTTCTTAGTTGTCAGTTTAAGGCAGTCGCTGGGCGAGCGTATGAAGTTCATGCTGTCGCTCCTTTCATCGTTGGGCTAACCGCTGGCGTTCCTCAGTTTCGTATTGTAATTGATGGATCTATTGTCGCCGCTGGTTGGGTCGAGCATGTTCTTGGTGCGCAGTGGGCAACCGCGTCAATGTCAACGGTTGTTCAGGGACTTACAACCGGTCTTCACCATGCCGTTATTACGGGCCTTATGACTCCTGGAGGAGCAGTCCTGTCCGTTAATGATTCGTTTAACGGTGGAACGTACATTATGGTCAACGATGCTGGGCCTTCTGTAACCGCCGGTCTTATTGGTGAATCTCAGCCATCTCCTGGTGGAGATATTGATTACACGCCGCCCGCGGAGGCTAAGACATGAGTTGGATTCCTGGATTTGAAATTCGTGATCTCGGAGGCCCCACCGGAGGGCCTTACGATCGTCATGACAACCCTAAACTTCTCTGGCATACCTGGGAAGGATATTCGTGGAATGGAGCAGAGTCTGCCTTTCGTAACTATCCTCCGCATGTCGCTGTCAATCCTATTGATAAGCGTCGTTGTCAGTATGTTCCTCTTGATCGGCACGCATATTCTCTAGCTGGTACGGACGCGGAGGATTCCTTCGTTATCCAGGTCGAGGTTGCTGGCTACGCAGGAGAGTCTCATGACTGGACCGACGAGTGGCTTGAGTGGCTAGGCGCTGAGGTCCTTGCCCCTATCAGGGAGATCGTTGACATTCCCGGTGTTATTTGCCCGCAGGGATTTCACGGAGAAGGCGAAGGTATTATCCTCGCCAGTCCGTCATCTCCGATCCGATACAACATGCAAAGCTGGGATGCATTTTCCGGCCACGTAGGACATCAGCACGCGCCAGCTCCTGACGACCATTGGGATCCAGGACGACTTGATGTCCGTTCGATCATTAACGCTTCAGAGGAGGCTCTTACTGTGATGCACACGTACGTCATCGCCACGCCTAATGGAGAGGTTGTCAGGTTCCTTGGGACCGACATCCCCTTCGAGAAGATCACTGGCGTGTGGAACGGCGATCCCGATAATCAGGACGCGGAATGGTCCGTTGTTCACGGATTTGACCCGACCCTCGCGGTGGCATTCGCCAACAAGCCCGTGAAGCTTGAAGTTGCGTATGTTCCTTAAGGGGGATTGATGTTCGCACAAATGGTATCAGGAAAGACAGATCTCGCGGACGGTCTATTTCTGGCCGCGTTCATCGTTTTTCTGGTTGTGGCTGTCGTCAGGCTGGTAGTAAAGCCTGTTGATATTTCCGCAACGTTGCTCGTAGTGGGACTTGCGCTAGTTGCACTAGCCTGGTTCGTACTATAAAGGTCTACTCCGGTCAGAGGCGTACAGGGTTTCCCCGCCGTCACCTTATATTTCTCTGGCCGGAGTAGTTTAACGACGAAAGGAAGTGTCATGATTAGTCTCTCAAGCTCAGGCGCATGGAATCAGACTAAGAACTTCCTTAGTCGTATGGTGCATCAGGATCACCTACGAGGCCTTGAGGGCTACGGGCAGTCAGGCGTAGACGCTCTCTCAAGCGCCACTCCGCGTAGGACAGGGAAGACTGCTGAGTCATGGAAGTATAGGGTTATTCGTGACAGGAGTCATCCAAGAATCGAGTGGTACAACACAAACATCCGCAATGGATCTGTAATTGCTGTTCTTATTCAGTACGGCCACGGCACTGGAACTGGTGGCTACGTACAAGGAAGAGATTACATTAACCCAGCAATTCGACCCATATTCGACAAAATCGCGGATGACATGTGGAGGCAGGTGAAAGCATCATGAGTGGTGGTGTTGACAACCGCGTAGTTTCTCTTACGTTCGATAACTCGCAGTTCCAACGTAAGATGGAAGAGACTCTCAAGAGCCTGGACAAGTTGAGGGCCAGCCTTGATGTGTCTAATGGCAAGAAGAGCATGGAGGAGCTTAGCGCTGCCTCAGGTAAGTTCAACGTAGATCATATTTCGCAAGGTATCCAGGGCGTAAGTAAGAGCTTTCTCGCGCTGTCCACGATTGCCATCACGGTTCTCTCAGGCATTGCCTCGAAGGCCGTTGACGTTGGTGCTCGGCTTGTCAAGTCGTTTGCTCTTGATGGAATCATTGCTGGTTTCCAAGAGTTCGAGCTTAAGATGGGCGCCATTCAGACCATTATGGCTGGCAGTGGCGAGTCTCTTGATGTTGTAAACACTAAACTTCAAGAGTTGAATGAGTATTCTGACAAGACGATTTACTCATTCAAGGACATGACGACTAATATTGGTAAGTTCACCAATGCAGGCCTTAGCCTTGACCAGTCCGTAGCGTCTATCAAGGGCGTGGCCAACGTTGCGGCCGTTTCTGGCGCGAATGCTGAAGAAGCTTCGCGTGCGATGTACAACTTCGCCCAGGCTCTGTCAAAGGGACACGTTGCTCTCATTGACTGGAAGTCTATCGAGCTTGCAAACATGGGTACTGCTGAATTCAAGCAGCAGCTTATCGATGCGGCCGACGCTTCAGGAAAGCTTACCAAACGTGGAAACGAATGGGTTACATCCGCTGGCCACGCGGTAACCGCAACCAAGGGTTTTAATGAGTCACTTACCGATGAGTGGCTGACTACCGAGGTTCTGAACAAGACACTTGGTAACTATTCTGACGCAACGACGGATATTGGTAAGAAAGCCACCGCTGCGGCTCAGGACGTCAAGACGTTCACGATGCTCATCGACACTGTCAAGGAGAGCATCGGCTCTGGCTGGGCTCAGTCTTTTGAGAATGTCATCGGTAACTTCGAAGAATCTAAGCAGCTTTGGACCGGCGTAAATGCAGCAATAAGCACTTTCGTCAGCAAAAGCGCTGATTCTCGTAATGAACTACTCAAGGGTTGGAAAGACGCGGGTGGTAGAGCCATCCTCATTGAGGGGTTGAAAGACGCCTTTATTGGCCTCGCATCGGTTGTAAAACCAATTACTGCCGCGTTCAGGGAGATATTTCCACCTGCCACTGTAGACACCTTGATGAAGTTGACCCATAACTTCGCCAATTGGGCCAAGACGCTCAAGCTCACAGCAGAGCAGTCAGCCAACCTGAAGGCCACGTTCAAGGGCCTCTTTGCTATTCTCTCGATTGGCTGGACGGTCATCAAGGGTGTAGCTAGCATCTTCAAGGAACTGTTCTCTCAGCTAATGCATATTTACAAAGGCATTGGTGGAGTTACCTCGCAATGGGGTCATTTCTTCATCGTTCTCCAGAGGAGTCTTGTCACTGGCGGAGGTATTGCTGACTTCTTCCAGAAGATCACCGATCAGATTTCAAAGCTTGGCCCTTGGATTGACAGGGTCAAGGAGAAGATCGGATCTCTCTTTGGCGATGGTATCCCAGGCGCGGACGTAGCTGTCAGTATATTTGACCGCATCAAAGAGCGGATGGACCAGCTCAGCACCGGCGCTCAGAAGGTCGTCGGGCTCTTCAAGGCTCTTGGACAAGAGATCAAGAGCGCGTTGGAGAAAGTCTGGCCCCTAATCCAGCAGGGGTTCGATGAATTGAAGCAGCGGCTCAAGGATGTCTTGATGCCGAGCGACATGAGTGGAGTCCTTGACGCAGTCAATGTCGGTCTTCTTGGTGGCCTAGTCATTCTTCTAAAGAAGTTCATGAAGAACGGCCTCAAGCTTGACTTCGGTGGCGGCATCATGGAGAAGGTTGCCGGCACCCTTGACGCGTTGACAAGTAAACTTCAGACCATGCAGCAGCAGATCAAGGTGGACATGCTGCTGAAGATCGCCATCGCATTGGCAGTCCTTGCGGCATCTATATTGGTGCTATCACTGATTGACCCTGGTGACCTCACAAAGGCCATGACGGCATTGGCTGTGGGCTTCGGAGAACTGGTTGCTGCATTTGCTGCACTAGACAAGATTTCTAGTAACATGGGGTCTGCGAAGCTTGCTATTCTAGCAGCCGGTCTTATTCTTGTCGCTGGAGCGATGCTTATTCTCTCCTTTGCGGTAAAGAATTTGGCTGGCCTCAGCATGACCGAGCTGGCCACTGGTCTTGGTGGTGTTGCTGGGATGCTCTTCATCATGGTCAAGGCTATAGAGCCTTTGACGAAGGACGTCTCCGGCATGATCAAGGCTGGTGTTGGCATGGCTGCCATCGGCGTTGGTCTTCTGATCTTGAGTCTAGCCGTTCGATCCTTCGCTTCGATTGATATTGGCTCGATGGTTTATGGTCTAACTGCCATCGGAGTAACTCTACTTGGGTTTGTCGGGATCATGAAGTTGGTCCCAGAGACTGAGATGATTGCATTCGGTATCGCGCTTATCGGTGTTGCTGTTGGTCTTAATATTCTTGCTTCCGCGGTTTCGAAGTTCGGATCCATAGATGCAGGAACCATGGTACAGGGCCTACTTGGCATTGGGGTTGCTCTTCTTGGTATTGCCGGGATCATGTATCTCTTCCCAAGTAACATGGTCCTCACGGCAGCAGGGCTTCTTCTAGTCGCCATTGCTTTGAATGGCATTGCGGCTGCTGTAGGCACCATGGGTAACATGGATATTGAGGCGATGACGAATGGTATTAAGGGCTTGGCGATCATGCTGGGCCTTCTTGTCGTGTCTGTGAACCTCATGAACGACGCTCTCATGGGCGCTGCGGCAATGGTCATTGTAGCTGCCGCGTTGTGGGTCCTTGCTGAGGTCCTTGAGAAGATCGGCGGAATGAGCTGGGGAGACCTTATCAAGGGTCTTGTCGGACTTGCTGCGGTTCTCGCAATAATTGGAATTGCTGCGTTGGCCATGGAGCCGATTGTAGGGGCGATCGTAGCCCTTGGCGTAGCTCTCATATTTGTTGGTGCAGGCATCGCGTTGTTCGGCATTGGCGCGTTCTTCCTAGCTAAGGCCTTCGAGGCAATGGCTAAGGCAGGCGTTGCTGGCACTAAGGCTCTTATTGATAGTCTAAAGATCCTGGCTGCGGCTATTCCGGATATTCTGGGTGCATTCATCAAGAGCTTGGTTGATTCTGTTAAATCTTTGCTTGAGCTAGTACCTGTACTCATTACGATCCTTACCGCCGTCCTTGAAGCGATGCTTGAGATGATCATCACGCTCGCGCCTAAGATTGCAGAAGCTTTGGTTGCGCTTGTTCTAGCGGGGTTGGACGCGATTCGCACTATATTCCCGCAGATGGTCCAGACAGGCATTGATCTTATCATGGCGCTGCTCACGGGTATCCGTGACAACGTTGGTGAGATGGTCACTGTCGTCGGTGAGATCATCACATCCTTCATCGATAACTTCTCTACCCAGCTTCATAATATTGTTACATCGATCAAGGACCTTATTGTTACGTTCTTCAATGACGTAGCATTTGCCGTTGGCGAGGTTGCAGGAACAATCCTTGTTGGGGTTGGCTTGCAATTCATGGACGGGTTCTTGCAGGGTGTGACTGGTGGAGAATCTGGGCCAATGAACTTCTTCACTGAGCTTCCTGGGAAGGTTCTCGGATGGCTTGGTGATGTTCTTGGAACTCTCTGGGACAAGGGCTCACAGCTTCTTGAGGGGTTGTGGAACGGTATCCAGAGCTTTGTTGGAACCATCAGCGATTTCTATATCTCACTTGGGAGTACCATTCTCGGATGGATCGGCGATGTGCTAGGTACTTTGGTGAGTAAGGGTACCGATCTTATTCAAGGTCTATGGAATGGCATCACCGGCAAGTGGAGTGAAGTCGAGAGTTGGATTACAGGCATCGGAGGAAAGATTCTTTCCGCCATTGGTGATATTGCCGATGTGCTTGTCGACATTGGTGAACAGATCATTGGCGGTTTGTTGGAAGGCCTTAAGAAGGGCTGGGAAACAGCTTCGGGTTGGCTTGGAGATGTTGGCGGCTTTATCGTCGATCTCAAGGGCCCACCCAAGAAGGACGCTATACTCCTGGTCAACAACGGCATGCTCATCATGCAAGGTTTGCATAAAGGTATGGAGTCTGAATGGGCTGCGGTTGAGGAATGGCTTGGTAACCTGAGCCCTGCAGAGGCACTTGATAAGAACATTGGCGCGACTATGGGTAAGGCGCTGGCAGGTGTGGCCAACCAAATGACCACAGAGCTTGAGGGTATGGCGGAGTTCAGTCCTACAATTACTCCGGTTCTAGACCTGACTGGAGTGCAAAAGGACGCTAGGTTACTAGGCTCTATGTTGGCAACAACTTCCTTCGACCAGGCAAAGCTCATCTCGCATACTACGGATGTGGCTTCAACAGAAGCACAACCTGCTGCTCCGACCGCGCCGACTGAGGTTAAGTTTGAGCAGAACATCTACGCGCCTACAGCGTTGAGTACGAATGATATTTACAGGAACACGCGTAGCCAAATCGTATTGGCCAAGGAGGAGCTGAACATCCCATGAAGATCACGGGTATCGATCTACACGGCTCTGATGGGGCAAAGGTAGTTGAGCTTAGTTTCAGGGATCCCGCATCTCAGAAACCATATATTGCTAAGGCTGTTGTCGGGCTGGACGCGGACGAGATCATTGCCAGGTTCTATGGCATATCTCAGGCGTCCAGCTCGAAGTACTACAGTCTATCTCTTGAGCGTAGGACGGTCGTCATCAGGATTTCACTAAACCCTGACTTCGAGACCTCGTCATATTCTCAACTAAGAGATGACTTGTACAAGATGATCTCCTCCTCACGGACCGGTAAGATTGATCTTCGGTTCAAGGAGGGGCCATATGTCATAGCGCATGTGGCTGGCTTCATCACGAAGTTCGAGGCACCACATTTCACTGAGACTCCTGAAGTTCAGCTCACGGTTGAATGTGATGACCCAATGCTACGTAGCATGAACGTAGTTTATATTCCAATCGCAACTACACCTGGAACTGTCGCTACGCTGGTCGATGATATTTCAACTGCACCACACGGATTCAAGTTCAATGTCACGTTCACAACTATCGCTCCTGACTTCATTATTCAGGACGCGGCTACGCCGGAGTGGCAGTTCAAGGTAACTCCAGGGACGATCGGCGCTGCGACGGGCTTCCTTGTAGGAGACAAGCTATATTTCTCCAGTGAATACACGGATAAGTACGTCTACATGATTCGAGGAGGAGCGACCATCCACTTGGTGGATAAGGTTGTGCACGGCTCTATCTGGCCGATCATATTTCCTGGATCCAATCCGTTCAATTCCTCACCTGCAGGTTTCACTTGGGATTCCGTCTCGCATTATCCGGCTTACTGGGGGGTGTAACGTGGAGCTGTTCAAGTTTCACAACCCATCCTACGATACCCTGATGGAACAAGGCGAGATGATCAATGGCGTCTCCGATATTATGTGGATCGAGAGATATCGTGACGCAGGAGAGTTCACCATCAAGGCTCCTGTGGCTACAGGCATTCGAGATCAGATTCCTACTGGTACTCTTATTTCGCACGTGGACACCACAGAGATCATGATTGTTGAGAACCATGAGATCTCGGATGATAGTGGAGAAGCCACATTTGTAACCATCACTGGTAGGAGCTTTGAGACGATTCTTGAGCAGAGAGTGGTAGGTGCTAGTAAAGCTATGCCTACTGAGGTCATTGATAACACTCTTGCTGCGGATTACACATGGAATCAGGTTGTCAAGCTCATCTGGAATGATATCACAGACTCTGGGCATCCACAAAACGTCCTGAATTACGTTCAAGCTTTTACGAATGTAACCGGAACTGGCGAGTCTGTAGCTAGAATTATTCGACGCATCAATACCTACGCGGCTGCGTTAGAGTTGATGGCAATCGATAACCTAGGGATCAAGGCTATTCGTCCTGGGCCTGAGTCGCCATTCGGTCCGGCGAGTCTGTATACATCCTTGCTCATCCACAAGGGAGTCGATCGCTCCGCGGACGTCATATTCTCCTATGATGGTGGAGACATCGATACAGCCGACTACCTGTGGAGCATCAAGAGCCTGAAGACATCTGTGTTGGTGACAGGTCGCTGGCTTGAAACGCGCGTGGACGGGCCAGGGTCTAACTACGACCGTAGGATTATGGAAGTAGATGGTTCCTGGATTGACAGTACATTTACAACAGTTCCGACTGGGGTAGATCGTACGAATGTCTTGAACGCTATGACTATATTTGGGAACCAAGTATTGGCTGCGCAGAAGGAAACCGCGATTGCCAATGCTAAGATTGCCCGTAACGTCAAGGCATATTTGTAC